CCTAGGGGGGTAAAGATAACCAATATGGTATTTAGCGTTATGTAAGAATAGTTGTTAAAGTCTTATTTTAATAAGAGCTATTTTTATTAGTTAAATATTATTTTGATTTAATTTCTTCCTGGCGGCATTTTCACTAAGTTGATGTGATTAGGTCTTAACTATTGATATTTGGTTGTGTTTATGTTATCTAAAGCTGAGATGAATTTATCTTTACAGCCTTTGAAGTTTAAGGAATAAAAACAAACGTAATTAAATTCTGCCTCAGATTAGTAGTTTTAGGAAAAATGTCATTAACTTAGGACGGCCCGATAGGAATACGATATTGCGTAGCAGAGCGCATGCTGTTTTGAAAGTCCTATCATGAGGGTGTTTGTAGTTTCTGTAGTATTCTATTTGAATACAAGATCTTAAAGAAATTCTTTTGTCGCGAGACCCCTAACGTCCTGGGAAGAATTTGTTTGAGGTCGGTTAACAACTGCAAAGGACGGATGTCTAATACGTCTAGCTGTGCCCGTGGTGTGTTATGCGATGGTATCAATTCACACTATAGTGGAAAAGGAGGAGTTAGTTCCCTTCTTATGGTCAGCCTTTGTTGTTAATTATTAGACTGTTCATGCAATTATGTCTTCTAAAATCGAATCAATTTATACTACTTTTATGAAAAATTTTTTGGATATACCTAAAATGTTTAAATATCTGTACGGATTATCTCGTGGCGACGTATATAGGTTGTTAAATTGTGTAATTAAAAACTATGAAAGGTCATGGGACTTAACTTTAGATCAAAATTCTTATGAAGATATTAAAAGGTTTGTCTCATTACTTAAGGTTTATAAAATCAAACATAATGTGCCCAAAATTGACAAATATGAGCGTCGGAGAAAATTTGTAGCACATATGTTTTCAACTATAACAAGAGCAAATGCTGTTACGGCAAGAGTAGATTCAGTTGTTGAAAAAGCGGAAAACTTTATGGATAAGATGAATGCAATTATTGATACTAGTGAGAGTGATATTCAGGGTGTATTCAAAAATTTGAATAGTTTTACGAGTATATTTACTTCTGATAGTAAATGGCACGAACTTATGACTTATGTGATTAAATTTGCAGCTTTTTCATATTTGCTATCTCAACCTACGAATCAAAGTTTTACAAATATAATTTCTTTACTTATTTTAATTTTACCAACGGGTATTGGTAACACGATAATATCGTGCCTGCAACGAGCAATACAAGGGATTAGAGATAAGTTTAAAGATAAACCAGTTGATTTTGTAGCGCAGGAAGATTCACCAAATATAATAAATTCCTTTTTTAAAGTCACAGTTCAATTATTACAAGGAATGTTTAAAAATATACCGTCAGAAGTTTTTAAAGATATGCAATTGTCGGTTAACAAGCTGAAGATGATTTCAGATTATTTACGCAGTGCGTCTACTATATTTGATTATGTAATGATTTTGTTTCAGAAATGCATAGAATTTGTTGGCGAAAAAGTTTTAAAGTTCTATGGTAAATTGCCAAAATTTATGCAAGAATCCTCAATGGATACTTTGATTGATGATTATGTTGAGATAAAAGAAAAAGGATTAGATATACAAGCCCGTAATAATTCTTTTATAGCTAAAAAAGTAATATCGGTTTATCAACGGGCATTGCAATATCAAGCCAAGTTAATAAAAAATGCTCGTAAATTTGATTTTTCGCAGTCTAAAATATTAGCGTATCTGAATATAATGATCCGTAGTTTAGAACCAGCAATACAAAAATTACCAGACCATGTTAAAGGTACTAAAAATGCAAGGCGAACGAAACCTTTTTGGATTTATATTTTTGGAGAACCACGTATAGGAAAAACATCAATGTTACAACCTTACCTAGTAAATGTTATAGCAAAAGAGTGTGGTTTGGTAGATAGTTATAGAGATTACTCCGAGTATACTTATTTTAGAAATTGTGGAATACAATACTGGGAAAAATATAATGGTCAGCCTGTTTTATGGTATAATGATTTGTTCCAGGTGTTTACAGATGAACAAAGAGTCAATACGGCAATTGAGGAATTAACTAATGTTGTTGATGATAATTTGTTTCCATTAGACACCGCTTTCGAAGATAAAGGAACTGTGTTTTTTGATTCACAACTTGTGATAAGTAATGCACAAAAAGATATACATGGCCAAAGTTTTTTGACCAGTAAATGTTTATCAGGGGGAGAGCATATTTTTACACGTAGAAATGTTGTATTAAGATTGAGAGTTGATTCGCGATATAAGTCGTCAGCTGGGTTAGACTATGCTGCTATAGAACAAGCGCGAAAAGATGGTATTTCTTTTGTATCACACCTTTTTCCAAAAAATATGTATTTGGTGGATTTTATGGATCCCGCTATTGGTACGTGTCTCAAAACGTGTTATTTTGAAGAGGCTATAAATATTATAGTAAAGATGTTTAAGAATTATAAAGATCATCAGGATAAATTCAAAGGAAAATTATTTGATCATTTTGAACAGATGTGGCAAGCTCAAAGTAATGAAACATATGAAGATGCTAATACTAGTTGTTCGTTCTGTGAGAACATTTTAAAAGAGATGGAAATACTTAATATTGAAAATTATGAAGAAATTAAGAGTGATATTTTGTTAAATTGTATTCATAAAGAACTGGAAACAGTTTCAAAGTGGCGGATGTTTAAAGAGAAATTTATAAAAGCTTTCAAAGAAACTACATTATCATTTAGCGAACATATTAAGAAAAATAAATTTTATATAGTTGTATCTACACTAGTTGCGTTGATTCCTATTATATTTTATGTGGTCAAAAATTATTTTACCACTAATTATGTATCTAATTCATGTGAAGGAGATGTAAATCGACCTAAAAAACAAATTTTACGTATGGTTGCCCAAGAGTATAGTCAACAAAATAGAGATGTTGAAATTAAGATAAATAGGAATTCATCTATGTTTTCAATGGAGAGACTGCTTGAACCTAAATTTCGAGTAAATTTTGGATCATGTTTGGGGTTAGGTTCAGATATCTTTGCAATGCCAAGGCATTTTTGGAATAGGGTTGTTGAAGTAAATAATTTGTATGAAGATAGGAAAATTTATGCTACTTTAAACTTTAATGGGCAACATTACCGTATGTTAGTTAAAGATTGTATTCCTATAGAATTAAATTATCATCATTTAGTGGATATAATTTTTATTCAATTTCCTAAAATGTGTTGCTTACCACGAATTGATAAATTTTTTGTGAGTGAAAGGGATGAGCCAGTTTTACATAATATGTATTTGTATGGTAGAAGAGTGCACGGGAGTGATGGATTTAATTCTATAACGTGCACACATGGCAAGTTAACCGCTAAAGAATACACTCAAAGTGAAATGGATCATTTAGGAAAGTTTCTACCTGCTCGTAAAATTGCAATTCCACTTGCATATGAATTTAGGACTAGTGGTGTAACTACTGGAGATTGTGGTATGGTTTTAATGAATACAGATGATAAGTTAAATTCACGTAAAATTTTAGGTTTACATGTGGCAGGAGCTACCAATGGTAGTGTAGGCTTAGTTGCTCCCATATATAAGGAAGATATAGAAAAAATTTTTGAACAATTGGGTACATATATAGCAATGGCCGATGTCCAATTGTTACCAATAGAAGATAGCAAATCTAAGATGAAGGATACATTAGTTGATTTGCATAACATTTTAGGTATAGTTCCTCCTGTTAATGGTAAAAAAGTTAAGTTAACTTTACCAATGAAAACTAAAATACAAAAAAGTATGTTTTACGATATTATGGGAGTAGATTTTGGACCCTCAAAAATGGCGCCAGCTCGACTTAGACCTTTTACGGAAGATGGTGTTACCATTTCCCCTTTTTTAAAAGGTTTAAGTAAAATGGTTAGAACCACTGTAACTCCTGATAGGCAATCAATTAAAATTATAACTGAGCATATGTATGTCTCTATTATTAATTGGCCAAGTGATTTTATTGAAACACCACGAAAATTAACACTAGAAGAAGCTGTTAACGGTTGTTTTAATTTAAATAAATTAGATTTGACTACTAGTCCCGGTTTTCCTTACCAGTTATTTAATAAAAGCGGTGGAAAAAGGGATTGGTTTACTATTGACTCAAGCGGTAAAATGATACCTAATGCGGAGCTAATGCAAGACTTACAATACAGAGTTGAATTAGCTGAGCAAGGAATAATAGCACCAACTTTCTTTGTAGATACGCTTAAGGATGAAACTAGACCTATAGAGAAAGTTAAGTTGGGCAAAACCCGAATTTTTCAAGTGGGTCCAATGTCACTTTCTATTTTAATGCGACAGTACTTTGGTTGGTTTATAATGCACTGTCAAAGTACTTTTGTAGATGGGGAAATGGCTATAGGAATTAATCCTAATAGTATTGATTGGTCGCGGTTGCTTAAACGTATGTTAAAAGTGAGTGATAAATTTTTGAATGGCGATTTTGCGGAGTTTGACGCTTCAGTTAGTCAACCAATTATGATGTATATTGTTGAAGTCATCAATGGTTTCTATGGTTTACCCTATGAACATGTAGACAATGTAGTGCGTCGTGTACTTTTTGCTACCTTTTTAAATAGTCTGCATATCGTAGAAGATTTAGTATTAATACGATTACAAGGTAACATGTCGGGTATCGCTTTAACTACGGTTGTTAATTGTTTATTTAATATGTTTTTGATTCGTTATGCATATTATGTATTGGTATCAAGTGATTTGTCAGATTATAATAAAATGATTTCTTCAACGTTTTTTGGAGATGATAATTTAGTAGCCATAAGTGATGCAATATTAGATAAATTAAATATGTACACTTTTCATAATGTGATGGATTCTATGGGTTTAACTTTTACTACCGCAGATAAAACAGAAATGGGAGTTCCATATTATACTGTAGATAACATATCTTATCTAAAAAGAAAATTCTTTAAAAAAGATGACATATATTATGCTCAGTTAGACCAAGAAACTATTTTGGAAATACCGCGATGGAGTGAATCAGATCCCACTAATATGTTAGATCAAATTAATCGTTTTAATTGTGTGTTGTATGAAAGCGTTAACTATGGATTTGAGCAATATCGATTTTTTTATAAGAGGTTTGTTGAATATTTAAAATTAGCTTTACAAAATGGGTTTTATATAGATTTTAATGATTTGTTAAGCTACGGAAGTATATTAAAATCTATGTTCCCACAGTATTTTCCATGTGAACTAGTTAAAGTTATTGATCAGGGCTTAAACTTGCTATGGGAAAGTGGCAGTGATACTGTTAAAATCAGATCAAACTTAATGGCTGATGGTGTTGACCCATTATTTATAAAATACACTACTGAACAAGAAAATTTAAAAATTTCAATGAGTGCTGAGGGAAATAACGTGCGGCCCCAAACTCAAATTAATAGAATGCACGTACAAGCAGATTATACACTACGAGATTTGTTGGATGATGTACAATTTCCAATAAATTTTCAAGAGGAATTTAAATTCATGGCACAATCCAGTGAAGAGACAGTAGCACAAGCTGACCAAGAGGTACATAGTTTAGAAGCTGTAGATCAGAACACTGGGTCTAGTATTGCTCGTAATCAAATTACAACTACTTTTGATACCTCTATACCTCATATAGCAGGAGACAAAAATTTACCTATTATAAAAATTGGAGATCCTTATTTAGACGCTTCGCTTAGTGCTTTTATAAATAGGGAATGGTTTTTGACGTCTTTAAAATGGGGTTCAGAAGATGGAAGAAATCTGTATCCTATTTTTATAGATCCGGGTGCTTATATGTCAAAAAATGTGTTACAATTCAAGTTAGCTAACTTTTCGTATTGGTCACCTGATATAGAATTGGTTTGTCGTGTGAATGGAACAGCTATGCATTATGGTAGAATGTTGATCGCAGCCATACCGTTGGTTTATAGCTCACCTACCGTAATTTGGACAGATCCGTCCTATCTTGTACATTTAAATTGTACTCAGGCTCGATTCATCCAATTGTCTCCAACTGGCAATCAGACCGTAGTTATGAAATTACCTTTTTTACATTATTGGGATCGTATACCATTAAATAAGGATACACAGCCATTAGCCAATTGGGCTATTTATCATTGTATAACTGCGCCGTTAACTAGTGCAAATACCGCTACACCGGCTCCAGTAACTATTTCGTTTTACAGTAGGGTAACCAATGCACGCATTAGTGGTTATACCGCAGAACCTTCGGGGTGGTTACCTTCAGAAAATCTTGAAGCTCAATCAGAGCAGCAGACTTTGTCAAATAGGAGTAATACAACAGCCCCAATAAAAGATATGGGTATTTTTCCATTAGTTAATAAAGTAGGAAGGGACGTAACAACTTTAGCTGCTGATATGTCTCAGGTTGCAACGAAAATAGGTTTTGGGGTACCCGTCAATTTATCAGCGACAACGCCGTTTATAGTAAGAAATACTATGATAGGTAAAGCTGAAGATCTCCCAACTTCTGTAACCTTAGGTCCATCTTTAGCACAAACAACTATGACAGAACCTCATTTGGTTAATGCAGGGAAAGACGATATGCTTATATCTAAGATAGCAGGTCGTATGGCTTTATTAGATACAATTAAAATAACAGCTGAGGATGGTTTGAAAACTCTGTATGAGTTTAATCTTAATCCAGCCAATATGATTCATAATGATTATGAATTAAAACCGGAACCGGGAACTTGTTTTCCATTACCTGCTGCTTATTTATCACGTATGTTTGGGTTGTGGAGAGGAAGTTTTAAATTTCATTTTGCTGTTGTTAGTTCAGCTTTTCATTCAATGCGTATGAGATTGAGTGTCTCACCACCCGTTCAATTGGAGCCAGCACGTACAGCGCCTAATGCAGCTCAAGCTAATTTTAATGTGAATGAAATATGGGATATAAATAATCAGACTGATTATTCTTTCACAGTTCCATTTTTCCATCATGCGGATTGGTGTAACATTAGCCAAGATATTGGTACGTTATATTTGACTGGAATGACCAATTTAACGTCTATAACGGACACACCAAACCCAATTTATGTACAGGTTTGGGCAGCTATGGCGGATGATTTTCAACTGGCTTTTCCAGATATAAGTGCGCCAACCCAAGCTACGTATTTAAACTACATTGGTAATCCTGATATAGGAGATTGGGTAGAGACGCAAGCACAGTCAGATGAGTTAGTAGCACAAGCAGACCAAATGTTATTAAGTGGTAACCCTTTAATGAATGCTCGGCCTTTACAATTTCCTAGTTTATCAAATGAAGGATTAGAGGATATAGAGTACCCTGTTTTAGGAGGTTTAGCACATTTACATAAGAGTTATCGTGTCTCCACTTCTTTTGAGATTTCTAGTGTGAAGGAACTGTGTAATATGCTTTCGCCAGTGGAAAGAGTTGTTGTAGTCAATCCTAACGCGGCAGTGTCTAATCCAACATATGTTAATTCGGGACGTTTCTTTACACCAGCTGGTTTTATGGATAGGGCAGCAAATGATTCTTCATGGTATGCTTTTTTGTTACAAATTATGGCTATATTTCGCTTTCACCGTGGAGGTGTTCGTATGGTGGGTTTTGCCGATAGGGCTGCATCTGCTACCGCTTATATGCAATATTTGCAAAATGATTGGTCTGAAAGTTTTTGGGAAGAAGGAACTAGAGATGTGTTTTATGACTCTTCTTCTCTATCTAATATAACTACAGGTTGCCATCAATTTTTTGCGTTATCGGGCCAACCAGCTGATGTGGTTATACCTTATTATTCGGATGCGAAATGTTTGCCAACGTTTTTTAAAAAGAAACCGGCTAGTGGAGCAAATCCCCCACCACCTAGTGGTTATCGTCCAGCATATACTAGTGGTAATATAACTTTTAGAATACCTGTACCTGCTAATACAGCAAAAGGTGTGGAAATATGTAAAATTGTTTATATGATTGCTGGAGCAGACGATTTTCAGTTAGGATATCAGATGCCAATACCCAGATGTAGGTATGAAAAGCCCACTTTGGGTCCTACAATGTAATTGTAGAAGAAAGGTTGCTATTCGCCTTTTAAAAATAAG